AAGCAGCCGATTGTGAATTGATTGGTACGTTTTTAAAACCAACCGAGTCAGTACCATCAACCGTACAATTACTTAATGTTCCGCTTGCAGGCGTACCCAATGGGTCACCACTAACTAAACATACCGCAAAATTACTATCTAATTGTGATAACGGTAAATTTGATGTTGCTGTTGCGAATGTATATGGAACTGCCATGCTTTACCTCTATCGTGAAATTGGAACACTACGATTTGCCGATTGATATGCTGCCCAAATCGTATCTTTATTTTTAGCCAAAAACGCCATGCCTGATTGCGTATCTATTGCACTCATGTTGGCAATGTAATTACCGTTAATTGTCATGCCGCTATTGCTACCTGCCGCCGCCATTTGTTGCCATGAGCCATGCGGAATAACTGTTCCCGGTGTGCTTGGTATAAATAATTCTGCGCCATTTTCGCCAACAAGAGTAGGTGAATTAATTGCACCACCTGCTGCTGCTTTTTTCCCGCCAAATAAATCACCAATAATACTTCCTGCCGAACCACTAGAACCACCAATTGCAGACCTAAAAGAACTAAACGCCATAGAAAATATTGCTGATGCTTGCGCTCTTAATTCCATATACATTAAATCTTTTATTATGCTTCCAGTTAATTCACTAAAAGAAAATTTACCAGTATCAACAAACTTTCTTAATGCGCCTTCCATGTTAGACATTACAGATTGAAATGCTGCTTTACCTCTATCAGATGCCCTTGCTGCCGTTTCTGTATATTCCTTCATGGCTTCAGCCCAACCTGCCGACCATGATTTTTGTCTTGCAACTTCAGCTTCAAAATTTGATCTTCTCATTTCTTCTAATTTATTTTGAAAATCCATTTCAGCAAAATATAGCGTGTTAATACCTCTAATTTTTTCATCATATAATCGTTTTGCATATTTTTGTTCTTCTGCGGATGTTCGTTCTAATTGGCTTAATGCTTCTGCTTCTGCTTGAGATTTTTTTTGTATTATTGCCATTCGTTCTTTAGCAATATCTATATTCAATTTTTCGCGGTTATAATCTTCAGCCCGCATTGAAAATCTTTTACCTTCTAATTCAAGCATTTTTTGTGAATTAGAATATTCCCAATGCGCCGCATAATACTTTGCTTCATATAATTTTTTTACTTCTGCTGTTTCTATTTTATATTTTTCAATCATTTTGTCACGAGCACTTTGTTCCATGCTCCGACCTGCAGCACCACCAGTTGCGCCTTGTGTTTTTGGATATTCTTCATCATCCGGCATTGGATTTAATTGGTCAGCAAAAACATATGCTCCAACAGTTGCCGCCGCAGTTAATGCAAGTAACCAAGGATTTGTAATTGCAATCATTCGTATGGCGTTAGCTAATTGCACAACACCACGAACTGCCTTAACACCAAATGCAATAGCAAGCGTGACACCTAAAACTTGAAAACCTTTAGTCATTGCTTCTATACGGCTTTCAGAAGGCAATAAATTAATTAAATCAGAAACTGGTTTCATTGCTTGTATTGCGGCAATTTTCATATCACCAAAAAACAATTCTAATTTTTGTGCAGCATCGGCAGCCGATTTAATTGCTTGCGCTTGTTTATCATATTTGCCCGCAGCTTTATCTGCTTCATCGCCAAGTTTTACAAAGTCAACGCCTTTTGCCGCTTTGCCAAACAATTCCATACCAAGAGCATTTCTTGTAATGCCATCTTGAATTTGTGCCAATCCTTTGATTGTTTTTTGTCTTAATTCATCACTAGACAAAAAACCTAAATCTTTAGTTGAAACACCAACTTTTTTAAAAGAATCTCTTAATTTATCACTGCCTTGTGCTGCACCATCTACTGCGTTTGTAAATGAAGAAAATAATTGAGATATTTTTCCTGCATCACCACCTGAAGAAACTAATGCCTTTTTTAATTCAAGAACTTTACCAACAGTGGTTTCATTAGCATCCGCTAAATCTGATATTTCATCGGCAGTTTTTGCTGCAATTGCGCCAAACGCCAACATAGCAAGCGCAGTTGCATTAGCGGCAGTTTTAACGCCATCTAATATTTGTTGAGTTTCTCTTAAATTTTGCTTAAATTGTTTGCTTTTTAATTGAGCAGCATCAACGCCTTTGACAAATTCTTTTGTATCAAGAGATAGGATTGCACCAAGTCTTGCTATGTAACTACTCATAATGTATCCTTACTTTTTCTTGCTTGATATTTGTCAATCTTTGCTTTTAATTGTTGATTTAATGTATTTAAAATGCTTGATTGATTTGATTCTAAAGCAGGTCTAATAAATGGATGTGCTGCTTTATCTGCCGTTCCAAATTCCTCACTTAATGAAACTTTAGATTGTTTAACAGATAAAATTGCAATTGCCGCATCAGAAGGATAAACATATTTAGATTCTTGATCTCTGTCTGTTGGTCTGCGAGCATCAACTTTTATACTGTTTTTCATTTCACCTGTATCTGCTCTTGCCAGTGATTTTGCTGTTGGCAATGCAGCCATCATTGCTGCTCTTAATGCAGGCACTAATACTTTTTTATTTACGTCTGTGTAGCCAAATTCCTCGCCCATCTGCGTTAAGGTTTTATCAAAATCATCAAATCCAAAAGTTTCAATTCTCATTTTTTGGCTTTAAAAATTTATGTGAATTTGGGTTCATTGACATAAACGCTAATAACTTTTCATTTACTGCATTCTTGCTTTGTTCTTCAGTTAATGGTTGATAAATGTATTTGTGGAATATTCCTAAAACATCTTGCAAACTATATGCTCTAGAATTTGCATTTCTAATGTAATTAAAAACACCAGTAGTTAATAAGCCATTTACGTTTGCTAATACTTTGTTACCAAATAATCCATCATTTAAAGCAATCATAACCAACTGGTAATCATCTTCGCCCATTGCGTCAGGGTTAGCACCATGCGCCAACATATATGCTCGCGCTTGTAGTCGCAATGAGCCTATTAGTTTTTTCTTGTTTCCTCGTAGCCGGGAGATATAACTTCAATAATCTTTTTCATTACTTCCATCTGCACAGCAAATGGGAATGCTTCATCTATATCCGCATAAGTAATCGTATCCATACTATCTGCTTCATTTGTAGGCACTAACAAACGAATCATTTGCGTAATTCTTTCTTCCGTTTTTGCGGTAAGAATAGATATTTCTTTTATAGATTTACCATCAACAACAATATCATCATCTAAAAATTTTATTTCATCGCCTTCAATTTCTGCCCTGTCTTTTATAAATGATGCCGACATTTCTTCATATTTTTTTGACCAATCAACTTCATCAACCGCTTTTGTAATTGCTTCCATTTCGGATGCAAGCGGAACTCTAACACGCAGTTTTTGCCCTGCCATTGTGAATTCACGAATGCGAATGTTGTCTAAATTTATATTTAATGCGGAAGAAAGTTTCATGTCTTATCCTTTTTTAATAATGCCTGTATAAATTTCATTGTTTAGTCGGACTACATAATCGACTATTTCTTGTGGTGTCATCTTGTCAGCGTGATTGGCAGCAATGGAATGAGCCAGTGCAATACCTGTCAGCTTTTGTTGCGGAAAACCAAACCAACTTTTAGGCGCAGTTAATGATTGCTCTAATAAATAACCTAATAAATCATTACTTGATTGAATGTTTGTTGTCATATATTTTAATGTAAAAAAGCCCCCGAAGGGGCATTGTTTTAGTTGTTCGACCAACCGTATTGGTTGCCACGCGGATGTATCGTAAAGACACATTTAGCTTCTGCGCCGGGATCAGATTGAATCTGAAATTCAGAAACACGACCATTAAAAGCATAAGCAATTGTGTTTGCACCATCCACCGCAGCAACTACAAAAGTGCGATCAACAATGCCGCTATAAGCATCACCACGAATCAGCAACAATGCAGCATCAGAAGGATTCCACGCAGCCGTTACCGACAAAGAAGTTGGTGCAGACTGTACTGGAATCTTATCGGATTGGCGTGAACCCGCGACCGAATAGTTAACTACGCCATCATCCTGTCCGAATGCGGGTATGCTTTCAACAGGAACTAATGTACCCGCCGCGCCTGTGCCGCCTGCGCTAGTGCCAACAATAGTTGCAACTTGTGCAGACCATACAGATAAATTTGCAGTTGTTAATGTTGTTGGGGTTGCGCCTGTTTGCATAAATAACGAAGCAGCAAATCCGGGTAGAACTCTATTAGGTATAGCCATGATAAATTTCCTTTATACGTTATTTGACCAACCGTATTGGTTGCCGCGAGGATGAATTGTGAAAACGCACTTAGCTTCAGCACTGGGATCACTTTGTATTTGGAATTCAGAAACACGACCATTGAATGCATAATAAACAATGTTTGCGCCATCTACCGCAGCAATAACAAATGTGCGATCTACAATTCCACTATAAGCATCGCCACGCATTAATAACAACATTGAATCAGAAGGATTCCATGCGGCAGTAACGGATAAAGATGTTGGTGCTGATTGCACTGGTATCTTGTCAGATTGACGCGAACCTGCAACTGCGTAATTTACAACACCGTCATCCTGTCCGAATGCAGGAATAGATTCAACTGGTAATTGATTGCCGCTAATAGCAATTGCAGCTACGTTAGCTAATGTCGATAATTGAGCAAGCGTTAATGCAGTAGGGGTTGCCGAAGGTTGTGCGTAAAGTATCGCAGCAAATCCGGGAAGAACTCTATTTGGTAATGCCATGATTTATCCTCGAAAAAGTTAAAAGTCTGTCTTATGTCGGAATATCCATTGTGCAATCAAGGTAAATGGAATGTAAATTTATATCGTTCTCATATGTATTA